ACCATGTGTGTTAAGCAACAACTTAAACTCTTGTACTTCTCTTTGTGATTGGTCAACATGGTGACAGTCTGGTGTAACAACAACCTTAATGCTAAACTCATCTGCAAGTTCTATTAGGTATTTGTTTATCTGGGCTTCGTTATGTGGCATTACCTCAATGTAGTAATCGCTGCCAAAGTTATCTTTAAACCACTGAATATATTTCTTAGCAAGAGCAAACTCTTCCTCTTCTAATGCTTTAACAATGACACTACTTGGACAAGCAGAGGTCACAATAATACCTTCACGATACTTTTGTAAAATATCAAAATCAAATCTTGGCTTCTTAAAAAACCCATCTGTCCATGATAGTTCACTAATCTTGTTAAGGTTTTCTAAACCTAATTTATTCTTGGCTAGAAGGATAATGTGGTTATAGACAAGATCTTGTTGACCTTCTCTTTCAGACTTATCTCGTTTATCAGATATGTCTGCACACATGTATCCTTCTAGACCTAGAATCGGCTTAATACCCTTTTCTTTAGCCATGCGATACATCTCACGGTGACCAGATAACGTACCATGGTCTGTGATTGCGATTGCTGGCATACCTAAAGCACTAGCACGGTCAACATACTCTTTTGGAGTTGCTACGCCGTCAAATAGTGAGTAGTGGGTATGTACGTGTAAGCCTACGTAGTTCATATTACCAATCTGCGTTGGTAGATGAAGTTATAGATGGAGTATCAAACCCCAAATAGAACGCTTCTTGTTCTGCGTATGGAATCTTGCGTAGTGCAGACTCTAGTGGATATGGCTTGATATCTCCCCAGTTAAATGGTTCCTTATCTGGTGCTGATGGAATAAGAGTGTAATTAGTTTCAGTACCCTGACCATTACGCTTCAACTTCCATAGTACATTTGAGATGCTTCCTGTTTCAAGAGCATACTCACGAATTGTATTAAACGATGACTGCTTGCTGATTCCCATGTTCCAAATTGCAACATAAGGTGTTTCAATACCGTCGTCAACTAGAACGTTGCAATAGAAACGAAGACGTGCTCTCCAGCCAGCCTTTGGATCCTTGCGGTGCATTTCTTCTGCCCAGTCACGGCCTTCTGTTTCCATTGTGTCTACAGCCTTGCGCTTATAGTCCTTTGGATTTGTGTGTTCCTTGACAACTAGTGCAAGTCCACGCTCTGCATTATAGTTTGCAGAATCTTCGTCCAACTCTTCAATGAATCGGATCTTTACTGATTGACCATCGGCAAGTTTTAGCCACTTAACCTTTGGTGCATTTTCATCATACTTTGGCTTTTCGAGTAGGGTTTCAATGTTCTTCAGTCCCTTTACAATACTCATATTTTTCTCCTTCGTGTTGTTATATTAGTTTAGCATAGCGGATATAGATTTGTCAAACTGGAACTCTAGGTTCTTAATTTCTTCATCTTCCATATCACCTATATCTTTGTATTTTTTATCAAGTCTGATAATAGTAACTAAAGATCCAAGTTTTTCAACTAACTTATCTTTCATTATACTACCAGCCTCATCGTTATCTGCAATTAGTACAACGTTTGTGAAGTACTTTTCTAACAATCTAATTTGCGAATTAGATACATTAGCACCCAGAGTAGCAACTGCTGGGAAACCTACTTGGTCTAATCGAATAGCATCAAAAGATGATTCAACTACATATACTGTACCAGATGATTTAATTCTGTGCAGGTTAAATAATATCTTGCCTTTTGGAAGTCCTGGTGTATTTTTAAAATCTTTGCCTTCTATTGTTCTTGCAACAAAGCCAAGGCACATTCCGTCTGGTGAATGCATTGGTATTGTTATTGAATCTTGTTTTTCTGAATACCCAAGTGAAAACTTAGTAAATGAAGAACTGTTTATTTTTCTATATTTAAGATAATTCTTAGGTTTATCTAATGCAAGCAATTGATTATGTAATCTTTTTAATATTAATTCATCGTATGGAACAAACTCTGGTGGCGCAACCAGTGTTTTATTAACTAACTTCTCAATGTCATGCTCTGTTTCTTTACTCTTGATATAACGAACTGCCTCAAAATATGTTCTGCCAGACATGTGCATAATTAATTCTTCTAAGTTTTTTGTTGTCTGGCAACCAAAGCAAAAAAACAGTCCACTATCTTTTGCAACTTCTCCAGCAGGTGTTCTATTATTATTATGATAAGGGCAAAAGATTATAAAATCGTTACCAAACTCTGCCTCAATGTCAACTCCAGAACCAACAAGAACACGCTTGATCTGTTCTTGTGTGTATATATTACTTGTCTTCATAATCTTTATACCTGTAATAACCCTTGTCAAAGTCTACTTGAACTAAAAAGTCTCCCATAAAACCATTACGATTCTTGCGGAATACACATTCAATAATATCACTATTAGTTGCACGACCAAGTGCCATAACCCAGTCAGCATCATAAGCAATCTGTCTAGACCAAGCAGTTTGTCCAAGTGTTGGAGGACTTGATAGATCCTTTACATCATCTGGAGTTGCAGATGAGATAGCAATAATAGGAACTTCTTCTCCAATAGACATTAGTTTAAGTTCTCTTGAAAGGTTCTTCATTCGTACCGTTTCAGAATCAGCCTTTTGGTTTGGTGACATAAGTTGAAGGTAATCAACAACAACAAAGTCTGGGCGGTACTGATCAATCTTTCCACGAATAACAGAAGGAGTTACTTCTCCACCACTATCATTTGAGATAATGTGAAACTCTGGACGACCAGCAACCTTGTTAGCATGCCATTTCTTAAGCATGTCAATCTCAACTTCTCCGTTAGATAACTTTCTATGTGACCAAAGACCCTCACCCATAATAGCAAAAATACGATTACGAACTTCTGTCTCAGACATTTCAAGAGAAATGATAAGTGGTGACTTGCCTTGCTTCCATGCTTGAACTGCAAAGTATAAAGCCATCCAAGACTTACCAATTCCTGGATAAGCAAGAAAGACTCCTAGTTGTCCTGGCATAATTCCAGATGGAAGATAGTTGTCAAATCCTGGAAGGTTTGTTTTAATTCCTATCTGACCAGTTTCTTTTTGTTTCTGAACCATTTCATAGTATGCAACGGCAGACTCAAGATCGGTAGCATCAATATCACGAATTGCAGAAGTATTCTTTTTTAGTTCTGATGTTTTTGTAATTAGGTGTTCAAGTGCTTCTCCACCATTACCGCTTTGCACTTCTCCTGCAGCATTGCGTAAAATGTCTTTTAGGCTATCATTAAGATATTCTGTTTGTAATTCTGCCAGATGGTGCTTTGTTGCTCCAATACCAGGAACAGGCTCAAAGTCTCTAAATTTTTCTGTAACTAGGTCTGCTGGTGGTAGGCATTGATTATTTTCAGAATATAAACGAATAAAATTCCATACATCGTTATGTGTTCTTAGTAGTGTCTCAACGTTTGCTTGAAGTAATACGTGAATTTGTTTGTCTTGCAATACTGCAGAAATTAATTTTGCCTCTGTGTTATTCACTTAACCACTCCTTTGCTAATTTCCTGCGCTCTTCACGTTCTTTTTTATCTTGCTCTACTTCTGTTTTTCCGTTAATAATCTTTTCTGCATTGTATGCAAAGTAATTCCATGATGGGTCCTGTGCAATACTGAAGTAGTATTCAAGAATATCATAACACTGAGCAATCCCATATGACTCTACAAGGGCATCAGCAGCCCACTGCTCAACGTTTAGATTCATGTTAGACTTCTGCTCATACCGTTGCAAGTAAAACTTGTTAAACCTACTGAGCAAAGCCATTCGGTCTTTGCGCTCAGCCATTACTCTGAGATTTCAGATTTTGCTTCTTGAATCTTCTCTGTAAGTTTATCTTCTACAAACTTATAGACACGACTAAAAGCCTCATCTACATTTTCGCCATCACGCTTTGAATCTACAATACCTAAATCAAGGCGTAGTGACTGAAAATTTCCTAGATTAAGCGTATATCCAAGTGTTACAGATACCTTTGTATTATCGTTTTCCATTATCCACCCATTCAATAATTAAATAGACTCACTCCACACTGGAATAAATCGTCCATCTTCTGTCTTCGTATATGTAAGTATACCGTCTCCCATTCGCCTTGTCAACTCTTGGCTTGTAGGAGTCATATTATTTGTTATTAATTTATCTTTTCTTGGTTGTCCAATATGTATAGTTGAAAGTATAGCACAAATTTCTCTAACGTGATCTTCTGAATAATAAGATCTAATTTGCCATCCAGTTTTTCCATCAATGCTTGATCCAACTGGAGCAGGAATGACTCCTCGTTTTATTAATCTTGGCATATACTTTCTATGACGATTAACTAATTTAGCAGTTTCTGCAACAGTATATGCTTTTTTTCTATTTTTTCTAAAATCAGAACGCAGACAAGTTTCTAATCTATCTTTGTTAATATTATAAACAGTTACCATTCCTGTTGATCTAGAACTGTGATGAAGTCTTACTAAGTCTCCATTAAGAAACCATATTTTTTTACCGCCAGGAATTACAGGTTCGCTATTGTATGCTTCGCTCTGAATTTTTCCTTTTGCAGTAACCATTTTCCCTCCACAGATTCGCTAGGTGGATGATAAAATTTTCTATTTCCACACTTTACACAATATGTTTCTAAGTGATCTATGTTTGAATGTATCCTATCAACAAACATTTTTCCTTTACATCTTTCACAGGCCATACTAATTTGGAACACCAATAGCAATAAGATTTACACCGATGGTTGCAGTTCCAGAAACACCATACCTTACTGTAAATCCAGCCTGTGTAGTTGTTACAGATGTCAATACTACCGTAGTATTAGATCCCGCAGTTGTTCCGCTAGTGTTTACAACTGATAAAGTTATAATCGGTGGATACTTAAAGTTAGAATAATCAATAGAATAAGACTTTTCCTGTCCAGCAGTTACGGTTTCGTTATTTGCAATTGACTTAAATCTTCCAATAAACTTTGTATTAGAGGTTTTTAAACTTTGTTTTTCTGATCCTACTACATCAATATCAGTATAGTTATATGTTGCATCGGAAACCTGTGTTGATAGACTATTTAAAGCATCGACTACCTGATAGATGTATGTTACATCAAGGGGTTGTCCTCTTTCTGGTAATGGTATTTTTGCCATGTTATTCCTCCTGTTAAATTATACCAAAGACACTGTGCCAGAGTCAAAGATATTTAGTGCTGCCTTAATTTCTTTTTTTGATGAAACAATTTGAACTTTTACTCTGACTGATGTAGTCCCAGTTTTTAAAAATGAATATGAATGTACCTTTGATGTTCCGTGATAGAAAAAATCGCCTGAGTCAAATTTAACAAAAACATCATATTCTGGAAAATTATTTACGTCTCCCCATACTGCTGTAACAACGTTACCTGTTTTAGATACTGCTCCACTGACTGAGGTTATTGACTCTCCAGAAATATTATAGATTGGAGACCAATGAGAAGTTCTGTTTCTATCATCAGAAACAATCCTATATCTTAAATTATACTTTAACGTATCGTGATCAATTGGGGGAAGTGATGATTTTAGAATACGTAATTTTTTTATGTTTGCATCAACCATTAGGTCACCCCAATAGAAAATCTAAATTCAACGTAGTTATTTGTGTTAGGAGATTTAATAATTGTTGTAGCATCATTATTCTTAATAACAGAATATCCAGTTAAACCATATAGTGGATTAACAGTTGCTATATTTTCAAGTCTCATTGCATCTAATGCAATATAATAGTCTGAAGTTGGATGAAGGCCTCCGCTTAAACTATCAAAAATAGAAACATAAATCTTTACCACGTTAACTGCATCCCACGTAAAGTTTTGACTTTTGTATAATTCCTGCAATTGTTTTGAAACAACAAAATATCTGTTTGTTGCAAAGTCATATCCATCAACACCGTCTTCAATATTAACTTCAAACCTGGCATAGATGCTTGGATTTGTTTGGTCAGTTCCTGCAAAGTCAACAAGAATTCTTATTGTATCTGGAACTGACGCAGATCCTCCGTCTCTGTTTACTAAAGAAAATGCAAGTTTTAATTCATCAATTGGAGAGTTTCTTGAAAAGTCAACGTTTGGAGAGGTAAGGTGTATATGATTTCCAGAATCAATAACAATGTTGTCAACTCCACCAGACCCACCACCACCTAAACTTAAGTCTGAGTCATCCCCCTGTATTAATATTGTATTATTTAAAAACCTTGCTCGCTCATATCTTGCAACACGATCTGTATTATAAAAAATAGAATTATCTGCATTGGTCTGAAATACACCATTTTCTGTTCCTGTTGCATTTATTATGTCATCATCATTTGGGTCTAGTGGTACAGAAATTATTGGAATTGCTATTGCAGCGGTAGATGTATGGTATTCCCAGTTTTCTCCCTGCGTAAACGCAAAGACTGTTTTGCTATCTTGTGCTCCAGCAGATGGGTTTGATCCTGCAGAGTATAAACCTACTTCTGTTATTTCATATCTTTCTTCTGTTGGTAGTTCTGCTGTAAGGACTATCTTATCAATGCCATTTTCGTTTACAAAACCTCTAGAAGATATAGGAACTCTAAACATTTCAAAGTCAAGGTTTTCTTTTGTTGCAAAATTATCAGCAACATCTTCTGTTTGAAGCGGAGTAGGACCACAACCAACCGCCAGGTATGAGGCATAGGCTGGTGCCTGGCCAAGCATATATTTTCCAATAATGCTCTTACCTTTATTAGTTATCATGATGTAGTTGCTCCAAAGTCTGCTTCATATATTGTACCATTTAACGACACTTCAACCTCAAAAAGTTCATCCTTATTTAAATTAACCCCTTCAATAATTAGATCTCCAGTTACATCGTCAAAATAAACATTTGAACCGTTGGGGCCATTGCCTTCAATGGGGACCTTCTCTTCAAACTTTATAGGAAAGTTAGCAAAGTACTTCTCAGAGGTAGCCTGTAGTCCAAGAATATTGTTTGGGTTATATTTTTGTTGAATTAGTCCCAAGTTCTTAATTGGGTTGTAAGATATTTGTTGTCCATTAATGATGTCGTTTCTAGCAATATTTATTAATTCGTGACCGCCAATATCCTCAAAAATTAAATCAGCCATTATTTCAATAGACATAGAATCATCATTAAACAACACTGTATCTATCGGTGCTGTCTTTACTGGATTCGGAGGTGGACTACTTGAAACAGATGTTGAAGATGGAGTTTGTGGAGTTGCTGATACCATTTCTATACCTCACTTAAATAAACTGTCATGCTTGGTCCAGAAATAGACCTAGCGTATTCTATATTATAAACAACAAATCTTGAAAGATCTGAGGTAATTAAATTAAGTCCTGATGAATCCTTATAGTCTACTGTAACTATGTCTCCAAGTTGCAAGGTTGGTATGCTAAATAGATTAATTCCAATAGATTTTTTTGGAACCATAACTTTATTGATAATCCAGCCAAGCATGGCCTCTGCATCATCCTGTGTCTGTATATACGTACTATCAATGCTAAATTCATTTTTCCCATATGTTAATCTACTTAGTTTGATTTCATCGTACCTTGATTTTTCAACTAATGGAGAATAGGTAAGTGTGCTACCAACCAACTCTGGGTCAGATAGGTTGCCACGCTTTTTAAAGAATTCATCTACAGTTAATTCATGAGTTGTATCTTGAGTAAAAGTAATGCCTTGAATTCTTAAAAAGTTTCCAGTTGTTTCATCTAGATTTAAGGCTTTGTCAGTTGAGTTAAAGACTAAAAACTCAGCACCATATGAGTTTGCGTAAAACCCAGAGGTTGTATATCCCTTTGTTTTACTAAACGTTGGCGATAGTTGTGCATAGAGTGCTGGATAAGCACGATCATATTTAACATCAAAGTATGCACATTCACGCATAATGGACCCAAACTCTTCAAAATACATATCATAGTTTGGTGGCTGCTGTGAACTTATTCCAGATAAATATGTTGATTGTACAACACCACTCATGGCATATTTTCTAAAAGACTCATTGACATCAACCTGGGAATCACCAAACTGTTTTGATAATGTTTCTCCTACAACAAAAGATGTATTTTGGCTATAGTTTTGTGATAAAGCATAAATATTTTCAAACATACACTTAGATGATCCACGAACGAATAAAGCCATGTTGTTATAGGTTGGAAGAGGATCATTGTCGTCTACCACTTTAATAAGTTGGTTATTTATGTATAAATAAAATCTTCTTGTCTTTCCAATGTCTTGATACTCTACTGATAAATCATAAACTGTTGAATTCTCTTCAGAAGCCATTCTTTGTTGTCCAGAAAACTTACCGTCGTCTACAAGTATTTTTGCTAGACCACCCCATAGTTTAACTGGAATTGCATTAGTGCTGCTAGAATCTTTTTTAATTTTATAAAACACAACATTATTAATTGATACTTCTGCTTGATTATTTTTATTTAATTTTAAATAAGGGGTAATGTTATCTTCACTTAGTGCAATTATTTCAAAATAGTATCCGTTGTTTGTTTCTGGATTTAATAAAACAGCAAGGCCTCCAGAGCCTCCGCCAATGTTAACATTCTGATCTGGTTGGCTTCCGCTAACCTGATAATAAGGAACGCTGCCAAGTGCTGTTTGCGTTGATGAGATATTATTTTCAATTTTACCTACGATACGCATTCTTGTTCCAAAATGCCTATATGCATTATCTAAACCTTTATAAACATATGAAACAAAGTTTAGTGGTGTTTCTGTAGTTTTAAATGCTGGTCCGTTAAATACCAAGGCAGATGACTGAATTGTTCCAGTCTGTGTTGATGGCAAATTATTAATGTCTGTATCTGTTAGATTACTTGTTGCCATAAAGTTTTTGATTATGCTATTTCTTGTTGACTGCCCTGCAACCGTATTGCTGACTCCTGCTGCGCCAATCGCTGTTGTTGGTAAAGTTATATTTTCATCTAAAGTAGTTGTAAATAAGTATTGAGTTTTCATATCAACACCACGTACATTGCTGTTGTTTGTCCAATAAGAATTTATTCCAGCGTAGTGATCAGTTATTTTTGTTCCAAATTGACCACGACCATGGTCTACAACCGCTCCATTTTGAAGTCTGCTTACTCCATTAACTGTTTCATAGTATGGGGTTGAATATATCCTTACCAATCCCGTTGGATATATCTTTCCATTAAATGGAATAGATGCAAAATATTTTTGATATTCTTGATTGCTACTAATCCACACATTTCCAACACCTGTTATGTTAAACTCTGCTGCATCATATTTAATAATCTCACCGTTAGAATATAGATATCCGTTATATCGTGTTAGCCAATATACGTTTTCTCCAAGATCAATTATGTTGTTTACTACAACGTGCCCTGAAACTGCAGGAACAACCGCAAGAATATCAGAATTTAATGGCATGGCTCCAAGAACGTAACTGCCTTGCTTAGATGCTAATTCGTTTATGGTCTTTGTTGAGTCTGTTCCAGCAACTTCCCACAAAAGTGATGGCTTATAAATCCATGTTTTTTCTTTATCAATCATGCTTGATTGCTTTATTGAACCATAAGATCTTTGAATATATCTTGTTGTATAGTTAATTTTGCCATCATTATAGATTTTTTTATCTTGTGAGGCAATAGACAAAATATTTGGAAGTTTACCAGATGTAGAATTTTCTATTACGCCAGAGTCTGTTTGATTGTTTGATCCAGAAATAACAAAGTCTGTTTCTCTTTGTTCTAATGTAGGCATTAAGTAGTCTTTGCTCATTACAACAAAGTTATTATACTCATCAAAGAACATTGCGGTTTGTGTAGATATGGCTAATTGATTTAAAACTTCTGCAACGTTTTGGTCTGGAGCAATAAAGAAGTATGGAATAATTGGATCATTCTCTCCGTCAACTCTTTTAAATGTATAGTTGCTAAATCCAACATAGTCAAGTAAAAGCGATACTGCATAACTTAAAGATGTCTGAGTAGTTAAAAGTCTTGGTGCAGGCATTGACTCTAAGAAAAAATAAAAATCTCTTAACTCTAAAGAAAGAGTTGCAGCAGTAATATCTGCTTGCGGGAATCCCTCTGAATATAATGTTTTAATAGGAACGGAATACTCATCTCCCTGAACATTAAAAATTGACTCATAAAAAAGAAACTTAATGTTTTTTCTAATATAATCAGAGACAATACTGGCAGGATTGTTTTCATTAAAGGCTTGATCATCATCAAATAAAGACAAAGACCCAGTTGAGGCAAGCAATTGTCCTACTGGTAAAGAGGTTGTTCCTATGTCTGATAAAATTTTCTTTATATTAAAATCAATTACTTTATTTGAGATATCTACAACAAGTCTAGGTGACATTTCAATTAAATCAAAAGTGGAATCAAACTTATTCATGGTTTCTACAACAACTCTAATACCACGAATATAAGCAAACTCTCTATACGTTGTTAAATTATTTTCGTTGTTTGTAAATAACTCTGGGCTTGTTAGATCAGTGACAAGACTTGTTGAACTATTTAATATACCAGGTCCAAGTATCCAGCCATACTCTGGTATAAAAGTATTATACTCTGCATCTGCTTCATCCCAAACATAAAACAAGCCACGTTCGTTTGCATTTTCAACTACAAGATATGCATATCCATTAATTGAGTCTTCTGGAAGGAGTGTGCTAGATGATATCTTTTCTACAAATTTAAATGTTGACTTATACTCATTTGGAATCTTAAGTCCATACTCTAACTCAACATATCCATCTTCTGGAATTATTGCTGTGTCATCATCTCTAAGAGAGTTTTCATCAAATGAGTAAGCATCAGTCCAATCATTATTATTTAAATATTGAATCTTCCATCTAACTGGAGTTGTTTTATTTACTACTCCATATAGTGGATCTCCTAATGATCCAGACTGAGTTATCATGGTCCCCATATTTACGGTACCAACATTTGTTTGCATTTTTACAACAAGCCTGTTTGCTGGAACAGCATTTTTATAAACAACAAAAGGGACTGAATCATCAATATAATTAAGAGAGTTTAATATATTTTTTGCAACTCCTCTTTCAATATTATTTTCAGTTCTAAAAGATGACCAATATTTAAACTCATCATATCGTGATGGCATATAATATCTTGGTCTAAGAGTCATTGATGCTCCAGAGTTTGCAAGATATCTATTATTAAAGTAGGAGGCTTTGTTAATTCCAGATCTAGGTCTAAAGGGTTTTACACAATCCTCTAAAGAATAAAGCATTTTAACCTTTTCTTTAGTTGATGTAAAAAGTTGTGGTACCTCTAAGTTTGTATATCCACCATCAATAACTACGTCTGCATCTGTTGCACCAGTATAATAATTACCAGCATCCAAGTTATCAAAAGTTAAAGGAAGTGTTTTGTATGTAACATCTGAGTCTAAAGGTCTATATCTATAGTTGCCAAGTTTATAAATATTATCTGGCATATTCATGTTCCACTCAGCCAAAACTAATGACTGAAGGCTTATGGTTGAAGATGTTTCTAAGTGTGTCTTTAATGTTTCACTAACAAACATTTAGACCTCTTCCAGTGTTACCGAAATATTCCAAAGATCATGGTTTGCTCCACCACGCTTTACAACAGAATAATTAAAGTCTGCAATGTAAACCTGAACTATTTGATTGTATTGAGCCAAGTGTGTGTAATCTGCATCAGTCTTACCAAAGTTTGAATACTTGTCGTATGCCATAAACATCCAAAAAGGTCCTGTATGGTTTTCATACCAGTCAAGTAGTTCTACTCCACCTGCACCACCATCTGCTGTGTATTCACCTGTTGTCTTTTTGTCAGGGGATAGCCCAGTAGCCAAAAACCCTGCATCCTGAAAGTATGACCTTGATGGCAAGTTAGTCCAAGAAACAGACATAGTTAGTTTATCTGCTATGTGATATGAACGCATACGTCCATTAATAGTTCTTTGTCTTTGTTCTATTCTTGTGGGGGTAAAATTTAATTCCCCACGATTATGGTCTGAAAGAATAAGAAACTGATTAATTAGATCTGGATCTGTAGAGGCAGCAAAGTTACCTTGCACTTCATAGCCAGTGGGCAGGTATACCCCATTAGAGAGCGTACCAGGGTTCTCAGACCACAACAGAGCCTGGGGGCGTTTATACCTACGTCTACCTGTTAAATACGCTGCTGTAGCCATTTAGTCCCTTTGTGTCCTAATTCTTTGTGAGTCAACTTGTCTAATTTGTGTCATAACAACTCTTGCAATATCTTCTGGATTTGCATCAGATTTAACATTGACGTTTAGATTATAATTATACACCTTTTCGCCCTTGTATGATCCGTTATTAATAGCCTTCATTTTATTGGTGCCATATGAATCAACTGCATACTTGCTCATTACAAACTCTCCAGGGGTTAACATTGCTGGGACAGTATCTGTTCCTCTTGACATTCCACCTACCGCAAAATATTTAGGAACCATTCCGCCAGAAGACATCATTTGCATATCAAATCTTCCACCGCCAGCACCTCCAGAGCCACCAGTTGCATTTGCATCTCCAACTGGCAACGTTGCATCATAGGCTGCCTGTGCTGCAGCAAGGCGTGCTGCTGCTGCTGCTGCAACTTTGCGGTCATATGCAGCATCGGCTCCCCCGCCAAGATTTTCTGCAGAGTTTGCTGCTGCTTCATCTGCTGCTGCTTGGGCAGCATCAAGTTCTTCAACTATATCTATAAATTCTTCTAGTGCTGCAATGTCTGCTGCAGTACTCTTTGGTGCCACATATGCATCCTCATTATTTGAACCAGATGGTACGCCTGTTGATAGATTTTTAAACGTACCCATGCTTGCAAATATTGCAGCAAGTTCTTTAGCCAATCTAATTGCTTCTGCAATTGCCGATTGCAAATCAATTGTTTCTGCTTCTGCTGCAGCAATTCCTGCTTGAACCTCTATCCATTGAAGTTCTAAAGCATAAAGTTTGTCTAGTTCTGCATTCTTTTCATTTTCTATTGCAATTAAGAGATCTTGTCTTCTTGCAAGTTCTTGCTGTGCTGCTAGAAGTTTTCCATTTGTTATTGCATAAATCTTATCTTCTTCAAGACGAATGTCAAGTAAAATTTGTTTTCTTAGATTTTCAAGAGGAAGAATATCATCTTTTTTAATTTTTGCAATTCTGGCTTCAAGGATTTCTCTACCCTCTTCAAGTTTATAAATTTCTTGAGTTATTTGAAATTGTCGTTCTTCAATTTCTAATCTAGTTTTACCACTAGCAGATCTTAGGTTTGCAATTTCTTGTTCTCTTGCTACGCTTAATAAATCTCCAGCACCAGAGGCTGCTGACTGGGCTGATGTAGATCGAATATCTTGTGCTATTTGGGCTGCTGCAGAAATGTCTCCTTGTGACAAAGCATCAGCAAGAGATATTCTTTGTTTTTCTTGTGCAATTAAATCTTGATTTAGTTCAGAGATTTTATTTAATGCTTCTTCTTGTGCATCATATTTTTTATTAATTGCACCCGCTGCTTTATCAATTAAAGTTAAATCATTTGATAGGTCGGAAGTCTCTTCTTGAAAGACTGAAATTGGTTCATCAAATTTATCTGAAATATCTTCTTGAATTGCAGTAATAGCCTCTTCAAATTTTCTAAGTGGTATAGTAACTTCGTTTTGAATCTGAGTTTGTTTTTTATCTATTGAGGTTTGAAGTGTATCGATTTCTTTTTCAATAGCATCAACAGCATCTTTTGCTTCTTGAACTGATTGCTCACCATCAAATATTTTTCTAGCATACTTGCCTTCAACAGCCTGCTTTGATAATGAGAAGAACTTGTTAATCTTTTGACCTATTTCATCAAAACCTTTTTGTGCTCTTTGAAGAGGAGTTAGTTGATCATCTGCATAGGCTTTTTGAACCTTTTTTAATTCTTTATATGCTGCAATTAATGTATCGACATCTTTAGCAGTTGTAGTATGACTTAGGGCTAAAGCAAAATTAGCATCTGTGAGCATTTCTGCTGCTTCAACATTATCTAATCCTGCAACTGTTAATTTTTTAAATTGTTCTCTTTGTGCTGCGATTGTTGTAATTGCTTCTTTTGTTGATGAACTATACTGTCCTAATACCTTTGCATCATATGCTTTCTTTACTAACTCTCCAGTAGGAGTTAGTTTAACTATTCCGTTTTTAAGATCTGTTGTACTTACGTATGCCTTTTTAACAGCCTCATCTAAACCACCAACAAAATCAATGAAGTCTAGGTTTCCTGATTGATCTAGCAATGCCTGGTTTAGTCCAACAAACCCCTTTAGTAGTAGTCCATCATTGAACACACGCTTAAGTTCTTTTAGTCCGCCTTCTGCGTTAATGCTTGCATTTCTTGTTAATTTTAATGTAAGCAATAGATCATCTAGAGTTGTATCTCTTTCTTTCTTATCCCCGCCAGTTGGCCCACCCTTTGGAACCTTTGGCTTAGGCTGTGCAGGAGCATACTGTGGTTTTGCTGCTTGCATCGCAAGATCTTCTCTTATTTTTGCTTGACCTGCAGGACTGTTTAAGAAATTCTCAACAGTCATTGCTCCGCCTGCAGCCTTTAATCGTTTTTGTGTTTCTGCCTTTATCTGTTCTGGAGTGATTTCTTGAAAAGCAGTAATAACTGTTAACATAGCAGTCTTTTGTTGATTTTCAGGTAAACTCTTGATCCAATCAAAATTTGCTTTAACTGCTTCTAATGCTGCAACAAATCCTTTATCAGGACCACCAGATGTTGGGCTTTTGCCATTTTCGGTTGCAATTAAATCAACAACTGCTTTAACGCTAACGTCTTTAATATTATTTACTTTATTTAATTGACCAGTCAGTGTTCTTAACTTACCAATAGCATCACCCTTGAGGAATGCATTAATGTCAAAGTCCTTTGGCATAGTGTTAAGAATTGCAAGTGTTGCATTTAAATCATCAAACTTTGTTTTATCTGTCTCTGCGTTAATATCAATAAATAATTGTTTCTTTGTTTTATCATCTAACTTTTCAATGTTTAGGTTACTTAATAAAGTCTGAATTTCTGCAGCACCATGTGTTGTAACCATAAGATCAAGATTTTTTGTTAGTCCTTCATTATCTCCCTTAAAGATTCCCATTAAGTTTGTTAGTAGCAATGGATTTGTTCCAGAACCAGCCAGGGCTGTTATCTTTAATTCTAATGACTTACTTCCAGTTCCTGCTGCTAGTTTAAGCATTGGATCAAGGAATGGCTCGTTTTGTGTACCCTTAACTTTTGCTCTTGCTTGTTGTCTAGCACCTTCCATAAAAGCATTGCTTGAAGCACTATCGCCCTTTGTTAACTTAAAGGCATCTTGCATTACTTTAAGGTTATCTGCATTTGCTTTATTAAGTTTTGCATTATCGTCTAGATTTTTATCCGTTGCTTCTTTAATTTGATTTTGAATATCTAGTTTTGCTTTTGCTGTCTTTGCTGAAGCAAGATCAGTATTAAGAATTTGTAATTTTTTATCATACTCATAATTAGTTGCATCAATCTGAGCCTGTGTAGTTTCAAGGTTTTGAACAGAGGCAGCCCCCATTAATGATGATATTTCTTTATTTTTAGCAACTCCACCAAAGATTTTGCTTATATTAAATCCAGTATCTTTGGTCGTTGTAATCCCAGCGATGAGATTTTTAATGTTGTCTTGGCTTTCTTTAACTATCTCAAGTCTAACCCTAATTGGATCTTTTAATATATCTGATCCATCTGGGCCAATAATAGAAGTTAAATCTCCAACAATTTTTGGATATAGAGACATGTCTTGGAAGTCTACAGCAACCTGTCTTGCAATATCTCCCGCTTGTATTCCAGTTATTACTCCGTCTGAAACAAGACCAGATAATTGAAGGGCAAAACTTTTAACTGCTGGACCAGTTCCAGATCTAAGCAAATCATCTTGGAATCCCTTAAATATTTCTTTTCCAACTTCAGATGCTGCAAATGAAGTTCCAAATTGTTGACCTGCACGGTCATAATTCTTTGTAAATTTATCAGAGGAAGCATTTTGTCTTTTAACTGCCATAACTTCTGATGCGCTAAACTTACCAGTAATTGCTGAAACTTTTTTCATCTTTTCTGTTGTTGCAGAAATAGAATCTATATATTCAGACTGCTTTTTTGCCATCTTTATATTATTGTCATTTATAATTTTTTGAATAAGTGTTCCAGCACCAATAGCAGCAACTATTGCGGTTAATGCCAATCCCCATGGGGTCATAGAAGCAACCATCTTTAAAATTCCAGTTTTTAATATTGGGAAAAGCATTGTTACAACTTGAAGACCAATAGCAAATGGAAGAATCTTTTGTGCAAGTTCTCCAATTTTTCCAGGTAAGAATGAGGCACCAATTGCTACCATACCAAATGCGTTTGATGCATTTGTAATTTTTGCTCCTAGTTTCTTTGTTTGCTTTTCTGTCTCTATGTTTGTAGCAGTTGATTTTTCTACAGACTCTATAAGTTTAGACTCTGCAACTCTTGTTTTTGATGCAATTTGTGATTGTGTTGTAAACGGATCGGCTAGGCTTGCTGGAACTGGTGCGGTTGCAAAACCTGGAACAACGTATTTACCAACACGTTTTGGTGGTGTTTGTACCACTCTTTTGCCTTCTGGAATAACTGTAAATTTATTATCTGATAACTTTCCAGTTGAAGGTTTTACTCCCTTTGGTTTTTTCTTACCCTTGATTTTTTCTATCTTTCCAGTTTTTTCATCTAGGAGAGATTCTTTCTTTGTGACCATTGCTGGTTTAACTGCAAAGTGCATTTTATGAATGCCTCGCCAGTCTGTTAATTTACCCTGCTCAAGTCTTGAAATCATATCCTTGTATGCTGCTTTTTCTACTGGATCTGTAATATCCATTGAAGCAATAGACTTCTTTAATTTTGGAAGAACTGTATCTATTTCAGCAATCATTCTTCTATGATATTCATCTGCAGACATCTGCTTTGGAATATCTAGTGTTGACAAAGCAAAGTCCTTGCTTAGACCACGACCCCCTGGTGCTCCAAGCAAATTGATTTCTGCTTGTCCAAGCATTGAAGGCATACCAGCAGAAAAATCTCTTCTTCCAGATGCTCTATCAAATACTCCTGCTGCACCTGGATCTGTTAAAATATTCCCAGAAAGATTTCCACGCTTAAGGTCTTTATCTCCACGAAGTGCTGAAGCAACTAATTGTCTAAAATATTGATCTTGTGTAAACTTTCCTGTCATGTTTGCCTCTGCAAACTTTGGATCAAAGGGGGATTCTAAAACAATAAGTTTTCTTCTTTTATTATTTGGATCTGCCATAGTTTTCATAACCTGTTGAGGAGTTTCTAGTCCATGGGCTTCTCTAGCAATCTTGTTTGCTCTTAATTCAGCCTTTGCAGATTTTTCATCAACCATTGGCTTAACAAATACCTTAGTACCATCTGGTTTTTCATATAGTCCACCAACACCAGCAACTGGGAAACTATATCCTGTTGACGGTGCAAGTTGCTTTCCAAAATCTGTAGGCTTAACTTTTGCCATGCTGCTAGACTTTACGTCTGCATCAATTCTTTTCATTTCTTCTAAAGCCTTTTTGCTTAATCTTTTCTTTGTTTTTTTAACTTCTTCTGATGGACCAAGGTCAGGTCTTAACCCTATTTCATTTCTTTTTGTACTTGCTCCCCTTGCTAAAAATACAGGCTGTCCAAGTGCGACATCATAGGCATATGATGATCCAACAACTTTTTTACCCTTACTGTTGGTTCTTTCTACAATAATATGAGTTTTTTCTGGCATTGGAAAGTCTGGATGATTTCCAATTACACCAGATAGTTTTCTTGGTTTGCCATCTTTGTCTAGTGGAGTTGTCTTTCCTTTATACTCTGTAGCGTCTCCATCAATTATGGTAACTGGTACATTTGCAATTGTTCCTGCTGCTACGGCCTTCATAAACTTTTGTTCTAGTGTTTTTGGATTATGGGACAATCCCTTTCCAAGACCATATTCTGATTTAGCCTGGAATGCCTTGTCCATTGCTTGATAAGTTTTTGTTGCTTTTGTTTCTGATGGTAGGCCTTCAAAAGATCTTTTAATTAAATCATCATTTACTCTTCCATTATTCTTGGCTGCTTCTTCTTTTATTTTTGCCAACATTGAATCATCAATAAGTGCGTTATCAAATCCATGAAGATTCTTTATTATTTTTCTATCTCTTGTTGCGTCCCATTTTTCTGGACCCTGAGACAGCCACTCTTTTTCAAACACATCAAGTGCAACACCCTTATTTTTAGCAAGTTGATTATTTAATTCTGAATCAAAAGAAAAACCTAAAGACCTATAGTCTGTAACATATCCTGGCTTTCCAGATGCCTTTGTTATTCCATCTAAAGCATTTATTCTTGCTTTGTCGTATGCTGTTAATCCAGGAGTTTGCTTTATATAGTCATCTGAAAGAATAGACTCTGCTTTACCTACGTGGGCATAACTATCCTTTGATGACATTGTCTTGTTTTTACCTGCTTGAGTAACTTCA